CCCGCGCACAGTGTATCGTGTATGACCCGACCATGAACGTGGAACAAATTCTCGCCGAAGCCGAGAGCATCGCCAAATACGTCACGATGATTGACAACCAGGTGCAGCAAATCAACACGCTCACCAGCCAGTTGAGCGAGTTTAAGAATTACGAAAGTTTGTTCGGCAACCCGTCCCAAGTGGTGCTGTCAATGGTGCCTGCCCTCGACTCGGATTTGCAGAGCCTTGAGCCGGGTAAAAACCTCGAAAATCTGGTGTCAAGCGCCGACGGCAATTATGCACTGACCTACAATGATTCAGGCATCTATGCCACAGTAGGCGTCAGTTTCCAGACACCGGGCGGCCAGACCATCCAGCGACCCGCCGACCAATACAAACCGTTTGCGGCAATCAATGACACGGCCAACAACTATGTCACGGTTGCCGACAACGCGGCGCAACGGCGCGCGACCATCAAGGATCAAATCGCGCAGACGACCCAGCAACTCCAGAACGCCACCACGGATGCCGAGGTGCAGAAGTTGCACGGCGTCCTCACCAGTCTGAACGGCGACCTTGCCAGCACCGATGACGAGGTGAATCAAGCCGCGTCATCGGCAATGGTTCAGGACATCCAGAACCGGAACGACCAGCAGAAACAAATTCAGGCGTTGACCGAGCAGCAGAACGCCGAGTTCGAGGAGTCCGTCAGCAACTACACGGCGAAGTTCCAGTTGCTCAATGCGCCGGTGGTCTTCCCAACCCCGTAACCCTCAACCTGCGTTAATCATGGCCACGTTCGACAGCATCTTCCCCACATTCCTCGCCAAATGTGGTGAACTCCACACGTTGTTGTTGAGCGTGGCCTTCGCCCTTTTCATCGTCGGCGTCATCGTTACGGTGATGCACCATTCCTCGCACGATGCCATTCTGCATCTGCTCCTGCGTCTGTTGTTGCTCACGTCCTTGCTCGTGTTTCTGCCTGCTTGGGGCAATACCCTGCAAAATCTGCTGCAAACTTCCATCCTCTCCGGCTTGGGCGTTGACCCGGCCAATGTGTATCAGCAGTTCAATCAATTGCTTGTCATCAAACGCGATCCGGCCACGACCACATCTTGGTGGAATGTCATGTCGCAGCTCCACAATTTCACCACCGACTTGATCATCTCCGCCGTTCTCTGGCTCGTCGGCGAGTTCGCCTCGTTGATGATGTTTTGGGCTTACATCTTTCAGACAATCATTCTCAATCTCGGCTACGCGCTCTCGCCCTTGCTCATCGGTTTCATGGCAATTCCGGCGTTGAAGCACACCGGCAGCCGCTACCTCATGAATCTTGTCGGCGTTTTGCTCTGGCCGCTGGGCTGGGCGCTCGCCGCGCTCGTCACCCAGGGCATTCTCGACTTTATGACCGACCCCAGCTTTGAATATATTGACCCGACTTCCACGCTGCCCGATCTGCAAAAAACCATCGGCGTCGCCGTCGTCGGCTTCTGGATTATTTTCAGCACCGTTGCCGCACCAGTCATTATCCAGAACGTCATCGCGCACGGCATTCAGCCCGGAGGCCCGTTGCTCGCGGGCGGTGTCAGCAGTTTTCTCCAGACCGCCGCCACCACTGCGGGCGCAGCCGCGACCGCTTCCACCGCTGGTATGCCGGCAGTGACCGCTGGCGCGGCGGGCATGGCCGCGCTGTTAAGCACCATGTCGTCTGCCGCCAACATGGGCAGCGCGGGCGCCATCATCATCGCCGGTTCCGGCCTGCCGCCGCGCTCCGCACGCGGTCGGCCCGGCGACGACATCACCGGCAACAAGGCCGTCCGCGAACTCATCGCCAAATCCAAACCCAATTATTACTGACCTATGGAAACATCTGACTTGAAAACCACGCCAACGAATTCTGCTTCGCCTTCAATGGTGGCCGTGCGCAAGCACTTTGATCCTACCCGCCTTTTGGTCCAGCGCGACCGCCTGCCGTGGTTCTGGTTTTTCTTCACCATTGCCGTGTTGCTGCTGTCGGCCATTGACCGTTACCACATCGTTTCACAGTTCAAGCAGCGCGAGCGCGTCGTCATCATTGATCCCGCCGGAACTTATTATTTAAGTCCGTTGCTTCAATTTTCGGAGGCCAAAGAGTTGCACGTTCAACAGGCCGAGTTGGCGACGCTCGCATTTCTCGAACGCAGTCCCAAAGATTTTGACAATCCCGATTTGCTCAAATTGGTGTTTCTCAAATCTGCGCTGGCCAAGGCGCAGGACGAACGTATCAGCGAGTCCGTCGAATTTCGTTCCAAGCAACTCCACCAGAAAGCTGAAATTGGCCGCATTGACATTCTCGCCACGCGCGACAACGAAGTGCTGGCCGCCGTCACCGGCCAGATCATCCGCAGCGGCATATTCCAGGACAAGGCGTTCACCGAGGCGTTTCCGTTCACGCTCCGGTTACGCTTGGTTCGCAACCCCAACATGGCGTTGAACGGACGCTTCCCAACCGCAGTAGGAGACTTCAAATATGAAATCAATCGCTAATCTATTATTACTCACCGTCACGGTGCTCACTGCCACGGTTGCGCTGGCCGATTCACCGGCCATCCATCGTGTTCTGCTCGACGACCACACGGTTGTATCCGTGCCGGTTGCGACCAACCGCGTGACCACCATCAGTTTTCCCGGCCCGATTGAAGCCATTGACGGCGCGGGGTTCACGGTGGATGGAAAAACTCCGGGGCAATTCCAACTGGCTCATGTCAAAGGCTCGACGTTTCTTTCCGTGCGCGCCCTCACTGGCAGGGCCGCCGGCAACCTGAATGTCCGCTGGAACAATTGCACTTACGTTTTCGAGTTGTCGGCCAGCGACACGCCGGCACTGTCACTCATCATGGAATCGCCGCCCGCGCCGGAGGAGTTGGGTGCAGGCCGTGCGCCCGAAGTCAGCCCGCTAAAACTTTTGGCGTTGCTCGACAAGGCGAAGGCGTTTCCGCTGTTAAAATCGCAACAGCCGGAAAGTGTCGCCGATGTCGGATTCACCACCTATGACGGCAAGCCGCTGGTCAGCGACTTCAACGACTACGAAATCCAGATTGAACAGTCATTCCGGTTCAACGCCGAGGACACGCTGGTTTTTCGTGTCGGCATCACCAACAAGACCGGCACGCCCTTGATTTATCAGCCCGACAGTTTCGCGTTGCGCGCGGGCGACCGGCTTTATCCCCAATCCATCAGCGACAGCGACGGCCACGTCCCGCCCAATGGCCGCAGCATCGTTTATTTTGCCGTCACCGGCACGCCGGACGGCGGACGCAATGAGTTGTCTCTGAAAAACCAATTCACCGTGTTGGTGCAACGACTGTCGCCGCCACCGCCGCCCTCAATCATCGTCACCAATGTTCCGGTGCGTCCCATCCGTTCACCCAAAGGCCAGCCATGAAACCACGAGATTTCCTCAATTTTTTCAAGACCAAGAGCGGCAGATTGATTGCCTTTGGTGGTTTGTTTGCGGCGGCGCTCATTATTTTCAGCGTTGTCCGCAAGCACCACCAGGCTCCCGAAGACGCGGCTTCGGCGGCGCCACTTGGCACCAACACCGTTGGCGGCAAGCCCCAGGTGGTGCAGTCGGTCGTGCGACCGATGACGGCTTTCCATCCGCCCGCAGCCAAACCGGAACCGGCTTCAGCTTCGTCCACCGCGTCATCGGCAACCTCGTCAGGTTTCCCCAACGCATCGCCACAACCGTTGCCGGTTGTTCCCGCGAACCAATTGCCAACCCTCTCGCCGATCAGTTTGTTTTCAGATAGCACGGCGGGAGTTGCCGCCCAAAAAAAGTTGAGCGCCGCGTATGCCCCGTTTGGCCGGTTGATTTCTTGCGAGACGGTCATCACGGTGGATTCGTCTTCCATGCAGACACCCATCATCGGCCTTGTCACCGAGGATGTTTATCACGCGGGCAAACTCATCATTCCCGCTGGCACCGAGGTTCATGGCACGGCCAAAACCGACCATCAACGCGAACGCATTGCCAGCGGCAGCAGTTGGACATTGGTTTGGCAGAACGGTGAAGAAATGCAAATCAAGGCCATCGCGCTTGACCGAGAATTTGAAAACAACACCAATCAAACCGGTTGGAGCATCACGGACGGCAGCGCCGGGTTGCGCGGTGAACTCATCAAGTCGGACAGTCTCGCGGAGATAAAATTGTTCGCCGCCACGTTCCTTTCCGGCGCGGCGGGTGCGCTGACCGAAAAACAGCAGACCATCTTTGGCCCCATCAACAGTCCCACGCTCAACAACGCGCCGTTTGCGGGCGCGCAGGATGTTCTAAAAATCTACGCGCAGCAAATCTCCGATTCGATTCAGAAGGACGGGTTTTACATCCGTGTGCCGAGTGGAAAACAGTTTTACCTCTACGTCCTGCAAACCCTGGACCGCGCCGATGCCTCCGTCGGCGGCGCGGCCATCCCGGTCGCACCAGAAATAGATGAACCAACCAAAACCACATCAACACCATGAAAATGCTCCGCTTTATTCCACTCCTGTTTTTGACGGCGTGTTCGACCGCGCCCAAGCTGACGCTGTTTCCGCAGCCACCGCTCGCGGACACGGATAATTCCAATGTCCGTTATCCCGAAGTGATTCATGCCTATCACGTCGGGCGCTATGCCGACCCGAATGACGGTCTGGTGATGCACGAGCAGCACGTCGTTTATCGCGTCGAGGAAAACACGCGCTGGGATTTGCATCCCGCCACCATTGGGGGCAACGCATTTTCCCCCGCAGCACCGTCATCTCACGACGCGGCGTTCAGTCCGGTGCCAGTCAACGATGCGATTCTGGCCGAGGTCAATTCGCAGCGGTTCGCCACCACTCAAATCATGGTGCAAGCCCGCACTTTGTCGGCGGCACTGATGCAGTTTCAAAGCGCGTTGCAACAGACCCAAACGAATTTGCAGCAGACGGCGGCGTTGCGCGCAACGGTGGGCGAAATGAAGCAGCGGCTCGCCGCGCTCGAAGCCGCGCAGAGCCAGCAACCGCCATTTGCAACCGCCACGACCACCAACGAACCGGCTGATCCGTTGAGTCCCTAAAACAATTTTACGCTTTGTCGGCAACTACGCCGGCAATCTTAAAACATAAACAACAAATCAAACCTCATTATGAGCACAACAAAAACGAAACCCGCGCCCAATGGCGCTTCTGGCGCCGGTGCGCCCCCGCAACCCGTCAACTACCGGATCAATCCCGAAGTGGAAGCCAAAATTGACAATTGGATTACTGAGAAACCCAAGGATTGGCAATACATCCAGACCATGCCCCGCGACCGGCTCGAACGCACCGTCGTCCTGAACGAAGTGCGCCAGCTTGAACGGCAGCAGCGTATGCGTGAAGGCATGATGGAGCGCATCAATGCCAATCCCGATCTCAAGCAAGCCTACGAAATTCTGGTCAAGGACGTGCCCCAAGACCAGCGCGAGGAGGTCATGTCCCAGATGGCGCGGCAGAAACAGCGCACCGTTGCCCGCACACAAACCCAGGAACAAACAAAAGGACACGCAGTCGGGGTTTGATTTGCCATCGTGCCGGTCTGGTTCCGGCAACGGATTCCAGACCGGTTTTGGCAGCCGGAGCAGATTAGTTTTCGTGGCAATGAAAGGCATTCACACATGGGCATTAAAGATGCTTACATTGGAGCGTTAATTGTCGTGCCGGTGGCTTTTGTGCCGGGTTTATATGCAAGCTGTTGTCCAGCATGGCGCGCGCAGTGGCAAGTTTCTGGACACTTGGCTTCAGAAACCGAGCGTCCTTCGTTGTCTTCACAGAGCGTTTTTCATCTTCAAGAAAACAGGTCTAAATCGTTTTCAACCGCGTTTCCGGGATCGAAACGCGCCCTGTATAAATTAAGGGGGACGATGCCATGCTCCCCCGGAATCCCATTGGCCGGAACGTTTCCCGTTTGCGTTCCGAAAAGAACTGGTCACAGCAGGATCTGGCGACGCAGTTGCAATGCAAGGGAGTGGATGTCAGCCGGGACATGCTCGCCCGTGTTGAGCTGGGCATTGCCAAGGCGAGCGTTGATTTTCTCCTCGGTGTTCAAAAGGTTTTTTGCCTGCCCATCATCCGGTTTTTCTCAAAACAGATTCAAGACTTGGACGCAATGTATGCCAAGCCTGTCGCCGACCAACCGCCCGCTCCCGCAAAGAAACCCCGGCGAAAAAACTCCCGTCGCAAATGCCAAAAGTTGACAAAAAAGCGACCGCCGATATAGATAACCAGTTGGAACTTTTTGGTTCCAACCGCACATACCATGAACATGCTGACCCAATACGGACGAATGGCCGAGAAACACTGGCGCGAACATTGCCCGCACCTGGTGCGCGACTTGGAGGCGAAAGGACAGTTGCACACGATGTTGCTGGAGGCCGAGGAGAAGACGAAGGACGAGATGATCGAACTGACGCAGCAGTTCACCAAACAGGGGCTGACTCCGCAGCAGGCGCACGACCGCGCCTGGGAAATGGTGCGGGAGGAATACATCCTGCTGCCGCCCGAAATGGTGACGAGTTAGTCCTCAATCAAAACTGTTATCGGATTTCCCCCGCCGATGGCCTTGGCGCCGGCTCGCCAAAGGAAAAGTTCCGCACCAACCTGGCCGCGATAAAGCTGGTTCACAGATTGCACGCCGAAAACCAACCAGCCAACCAAGAGGAGAAATCCGCGCTGGTGCGCTATGTCGGCTGGGGTGCGATGCCCCAGGTGTTCGACGTGGACAGCACGAACTGGCACAAGGAACAAATCCAGCTTTCCGAAGTCCTGTCCGACGCGGAACACCGCTCCGCCCGCGCCACCACCCTTAACGCCCATTACACCGCGCCCGTCGTCATCCAGGCCATGTATCAGGCCGCGCAACGGTTCGGCTTTCAAGGCGGCAACATTTTGGAACCGGCGTGCGGCATCGGCCATTTCATCGGCCTCATGCCCGATGATATGCTCCGGCGCTCCGCAATCACCGGCATTGAAATTGATCCGCTGACAGCCCGGATTGCGAAGGCGCTTTATCCTGATGCCGACATCCGCGAGCAGCCGTTTGAAAAGTCCAAACTCACGGACGAATCTTACGACCTCGCCATTTCGAATGTGCCGTTCGGGGATTACACCGTCCATGATCCGCGCTGGAACGATTACAAATTTTCCATCCACGATTATTTCTTTGCCGCCGCGCTGGACAAGGTGCGTCCGGGCGGGCTGCTCATGTTCGTCACGTCCCGGCACACGCTGGACAAGCTCGATTCAACCTTGCGTGAAACACTTTCCGGCAAAACCGAGTTCCTTGGCGCAATCCGTCTCCCCAACACGGCGTTCAAGAAAAATGCCGGCACGGAAGTGACCACCGACATTGTGATGCTCCGCAAACTGCGCACCGGTGAATCACCGCGCGGCCCCGCTTGGAAAATGGCGACAGATTTTGCCAATGACCGGCAGGAAAAGTTTTCCATCAACGAATACTTCGCCACCCATCCCGAAATGATGTTGGGCCAGATGCGGCTCGCCAGAGGAATGTATCGGGACGGTGAGCCGGTGCTCGTGCCGGACGACCGCGAGTTGGGCGCGGCGCTGGCACAGGCGGTTGCCCGGCTGCCCCAAAACATTTACGAAACCAAAACCCAATCCGCTGGCGAAAAAGTTTTTGATCCGGCCATTCCCGCGCCGGATTACATCAAGCCCAATGCCTATTGTATCCACGAGGATGGCCGGTTGTGTCTCAACGAGGATGGTGTCTTGCAACCATTGGACGATCTGCCGGTCGAAACGCGCTCGCGGATTCGGCGGCTGATTGCCGTGCGGGACGCGGTGCGGGATTGTATGCGCTCGCAGCTCGATGGCAGCGGCGAGGGGCAGATGGTCGAGGCGCGCGAGCAACTCAACTTCGCCTACGACCGTTTTATTTCCAGGTTCGGCTCCATCAATGCCCCGATCAATCAACGGGCGTTTCATGGCGACCCGGATTTGCCGTTGCTGCTTTCGCTGGAAAGCTACGACGAGGAAGCGAAAGTAGCGGTCAAAGCCGCGATTTTCCGCGAGCGCACCATCCATCACAAACAGCCGGTTGAATCGGTCGGTTCACCCAAGGAAGCCTTGCTTGTATCGCTGAATGAAAAAGGCCGGGTGGACTTGGCACACATGGCTGGTTTGCTGTCCCGTCCGGCAGAGGAATTCTTGCCGGACTTGAAAGGGATGGTTTTTCTCAACCCGGAAACCAAACAATGGGAAACCGAAGACCAGTATCTTTCCGGCAATGTCCGCGAGAAACTCGTCGCCGCCGATGCCGCCAGTGTCGCCGATGCCCGCTTCCGTGAAAATGTCGAGGCGTTGAAATCGGTGCAGCCGCAGGATTTGCCCGCGACCGAGATTGACGTGCGGCTGGGCGCATCCTGGTTGCCGCCCGCAGACGTGCAGCAGTTCGTCCACGAGTTGCTCGCCGTCCCGTCCGGGGTTGAGGTCGGCCACATCCACGCGCTCGGCTCGTGGCATATCACCGCGAATTGGGAGGCGAAGGGCGCGACCGCCAACACCACCGATTGGGGAACAAATCGTTACACCGCCCTCGAACTCATCGAGGAAACGCTGAATCTTAAAACCCCCACCGTTTATGATTATGTGGACAAGAAGCCCGTCGTCAACGCGCAGGCGACCGAGGCCGCGCGGGAAAAACAGGAGCGCATCAAGGAACGGTTTTCAAAATGGATATGGTCGGATGACGACCGGCGGGAACGGCTTTGCCGCCTTTACAATGACACCTTCAATCATTCGCGGGTCCGCACGTTCAACGGCGAACACCTGACGTTGCCGGGAGCCAGTGCGGCCGTGCAACTTCAAGGACACCAAAAGTCGGGTGTGTGGCGAACTTTGCAGACACCAAACATATTGCTCGGCCACGTCGTCGGCGCGGGCAAGACCTACACGATGGTTGCCTCTGCGATGGAACTGAAGCGGCTGGGGCTGGCACGCAAGCCCCTGTTTGCCGTTCCTAATCACATGCTCGGCCAGTTTTCCAGCGAACTGCTCATGTTGTATCCGGGTGCAAACATCCTCGTGGCGGGCAAGGAGGACTTCGAGGCGCAGAACCGCAAGAAACTTTTCAGCCGCATCGCCACCGGCAATTGGGATGCCGTCATCGTCACGCACTCCGGCTTTGAGCGCATCCCGCTGTCACGCGAAACCCAGGAACGCTTTTTCAAGGAGCAGTTGGAGGAATTGGAAAAAATTAAACGGGAACACGCCGACCCGGACAACCGGCGCTTGGTGAAGGAACTCGAAAAGGCCAAGAAACGTCTGGAAGCCAAACTCGAATCCCTCGCCGCCACGCATAAGAAAGACAACACGCTGACTTTTGAGGAACTAGGCATTGACCGGCTGTTTGTGGACGAGGCGCATTATTTCAAAAACCTGTTTTACGTCTCCAAGATGACGCGCATTGCCGGCCTGCCGCAGACCGCGAGCGAACGCGCATTCGATATGTATTTGAAAGTTCGTCATGTTCAATCCGTGAACAATGGCGGCGGCGTGGTGTTTGCCACCGGCACACCCATCGCCAACAGCATGGCCGAGATGTTCACCATGCAACGCTATTTGCAGCCGGACGACTTGAAAAAACATAACCTGAATCATTTTGATTCATGGGCCGCCACCTTCGGCGAGCCGGTGACAGCGATGGAACTTTCCCCGGACGGCGCGGGCTACCGGATCAACACGCGCTTCGCCCGGTTCGTCAACGTCCCGGAGCTGATGCAGATTTTCCGGCAGACGGCGGACGTGCAGACCGCGCAGATGCTCAATCTCAAACGTCCGAAACTGGAAGGGGAGAAACCGGCGATCCGCAATGCGCCGGCCTCTCCTGAATTAAAAAAGTTTGTCGAGGGGCTGGCCAAGCGCGCCGAGGCGTTGAAAACCGGGCGGGTTGACCCGCGCGAGGACAACATGCTCAAAATCACCACCGAAGGCCGCAAGGCCGCGCTGGATTTGCGCCTGATGAAACCCGGCCTGCCGGACGACCCGCAGAGCAAAGTTAATCTCGCCGTGGAGAAAATTCATCAGATTTGGGAGGCGACCAAGGATGATCGTTTGGCGCAACTTGTGTTTTGCGATTTGTCCACGCCGCAAGACCGGGGCTTTTCCGTTTATCGTGACGCAGCAGACAAATTGAAGCGCCTGGGCATACCGGAAAACGAAATCGCCTTCATTCAGGATTATGATGCGGACAACGCGAAGGTGGCGCTTTTCCGTTCCGTTCGCGCGGGCAAGGTTCGCGTTCTGTTTGGCAGCACACAGAAGATGGGTTCCGGCACCAATGTCCAAGAACGTCTGATTGCGCTCCACCATCTGGATGCGCCGTGGCGACCCGCCGACGTGGAGCAGCGCGAGGGACGTATTTTGCGGCAGGGCAATCGAAATGCCAGCGTGCAGATTTATCGTTACGTCACGGAAGGCTCGTTCGATGCCTACATGTGGCAGACGTTGGAAACCAAGGCCAAGTTCATCGCCCAGGTGATGAGCGGAGACATGACCATGCGCCGCCTTGAAGACATGGACTCCGCTGCTTTGACCTATGCCGAGATCAAAGCCATTGCGTCCGGCAATCCGCTCGTCATCGAAAAAGCCCAGGTGGATGCCGAGTTGATCCGGCTGACCCGGCTGCGCTCTGCCCATGCCGAGGAACAATATCGCATCCGTAGCAGCCTGCGTCATTCGCACGAGGAGGTTGAGACTTGGACGGAACGGCTGGCAAACTTGCGCGAAGATTTAACCGGGCGGCAGGATACATCCGGCGACCGGTTTCGCATCGAATTGGACAAGCAGGTTCTGGATAATCGCGGAATTGCCGGGGAGTTGCTTTTGCGGCGGGCGGAGAAAACTAAAACTCGTTTTGGCGAGGACATCCGCATCGGGCGGTTCGCTGGTTTCGATATGTTCATCCGTTCCGGTTTCAACAATACCGCTGAACTCGTCCTGCGGGGCAAAAACAGTTACAGCAGCCGCGTTACCGATACGGCCTTGGGCACCATCCGTTCGCTGGAATCCGAGGTGCAGGGTTTTGAGGAGCGCGCCGCGCGGCTGGAAACCGACATCCGCGATTCACGAAAACGCGGGGTTGAACTGGAAGCCAAGGTTGGCGCACCCTTCGAGAAGGAGGAACGGTATCATCATCTGGTCAAACGCCAGTCGGAAATCGAGGATCAACTTGACCTCACCAAGAATCAGGCTCCCAACCAGCTTGAAGCCGCTGAAAACACCGAGGCCATCGTCGAAGGGGAGCAGCCCGATAAAAACGAAACCATCAAAACCAAACCCGCCCGGAGAATGAAAGTGTGAGACAAGGCAACATCATTGTAGAACGTATCCGCCTCCTGTGCGAGTTGCGGGGAGGTATGCGGAGGAAATTGCCTCGGAGCAGTGGCAAAATTCTTTTGTGAACGTCAGTCCAACATTGCCAGCGAACACCGACGGGCTTGATAGCGGCAGCCGTTCCGCGCCGCATCGCGCAACCCAATTCATGGCCGACCGGGATGGTGATTTGCCGGTCTGGGTTCGCGCGCCAAAGCGCGGGCATGAATTTTATTCCGGCTGCTCGCGAGCAAAACTCTACGAATGGGCGGCCAAAAGTTTTATTCGATCCGTCTCCATTCGTGAACCCGGACGGATAAAAGGCGTCCGGCTTTTCCATCTTGCCAGCCTTCTGGCATTCATCGAGCGGTGTGAAGTCCGAGCGAATTCCGACCAAAACGACACCGGCAAACAACCCTGAACAAGGGTGGATTTATTATTGCTGCCAAGCCGGGCCTACGAGTGGGCGTTCAAAGGGTTCATCCACCGGCATCAATTCGTGAACTCAAACGGATAAAAGGCATCCGGTTTTTCCCTCTTGTCGGCATTCTGGCATTCATCAAGCAGTGTAAAATTCGGGTGGATTCTAACCCAAATGACATCGGCAAATAACCCTGAATAAAGGTGGACTTGTTGCCACTGGATGTTGCCACTAGACCCATAAATCCCATAAAACCATTGAAAATCAAAGTGGCGGAGAGAGGGGGATTCGAACCCCCGATACGGTTTAACCCGTATAACGGTTTAGCAAACCGTCGCCTTCAGCCACTCGGCCATCTCTCCAATAACCAATAGAATCAAGGTGTTTATGAGTTTTCAGACACCTTGAAAAACTTTGCATTTGACATTTGCCGACACTTTGCCGACATTAAAGGGCATGAACGCAACCAAAGAACGGAACTGGACGCCGGTTAAGGGCGAGCAATTCGAGGCTGTCAGCGTTGGCAATGTCACGGTGAAACTCTACCGTCGCCGACGCCTAACCGCAAACCGAAAAAAGAAGCGGACAATTTACGAGCTGGCCGACTACACCAGCGGCGTGCGCCGGTTGCGCGGCTTCACCGATCACGGCGGCGCCCGCAAGGAAGCCGAAAAAATCGCCCGCCAGCTTTCCAGCGGTGACGCGACGGCGGCAACCATGCGGAACAGTGAGGCGGCCAGTTACGGGCGGGCGGTTGAATTGCTGCGTCCAACCGGAATTGCCCTGGAAGTGGCGGCGGGCATCGTTGCGAAGGCTGTTGAGATTCTCGGCGAGGACCGCATCATCGAGGCGGCGCATTTTCTCAAACGGCACGGAGCTTGCCAAGTGACGCGCAAGCGCGTTGCCGACGTGGTAGCCGAATTGATTGCAGCCAAAGAAGCGCGCGGCAAATCGGCGCGTTACACCGGCGACCTGTCCGCACGGTTGAACCGTTTCGCCAAGTCGTTTGCCGTGGACATTAGCACGGTGACGACCGCCGAAGTGCAAAAGTGGCTGGACGGCCTGAAACTCTCGGCGCAATCGGCGCGGAATTTCCGCACGGTTATCGGCACGCTGTTTTCTTTCGCCGAGTCACGCGGTTACATTTTCAAAGGCGGCAATCCAATCGAGGGCACGGAACAAATCACGGCCAACGGCGGCAACATTCAGATTTTCACCCCGGACGAAATCACCGCGTTACTCAAAGCCGCGACGCGGGAATTTTTGCCCATCATTGCGCTTGGCGCGTTCGCCGGATTACGCACCGCAGAAATTGAACGGCTGGAATGGAAAGACGTGGACTTGACCGGCGCGTTTATCACCGTCGCCAGCGACAAAGCCAAGACACGATCACGGCGGCTTGTGCCTGTCCTGCCGAATCTCGCGCAATGGCTCGCGCGTTACGCCCGGCGCAAGGGCAAAATCTGGAAGGGCACAACCAACGATTTACAGGACGCACGCGCAGCTTGTGTGAAGGCGGCAAAGACACCATGGAAAGATAACGGCTTGCGGCACAGCTTCATTTCCTACCGGCTGGCCAGCATTCAAAACGCCGCGCAAGTGGCATTGGAAGCGGGCAACAGCCCGGCAATGGTGTTCAAACACTACCGCGAGATTGTGAAGCCCGCCGCCGCCGTAACTTGGTTTGCCGTCGCGCCAGAGCAACCAGCCAACATCGTGAACCTAAAAGGAAAGGCCGCATAATGAAAAACAAAACGCAACGAACAACAGAGCCAATAAAATACCCGCTGACACTCAAAAAGTTTTTAATCCTTATGCTTCCCGCGCTTTACAACAAGCCCAAGCGACGCGAGGCCGCATGGCGCGTGTTTCGCAACAGCGACCACGCTCTAGGCCATCATTTTAGTATTCAGGGCGGCAAGTGGTGGACAATGAAACAACTGGCAGACCACATAAATAAAACAAAAGAGATTCCAGACGAGGGCATTTACTGGAATCTCGCTAAATCCTTTGGTTCTTGGTATGGATATTGGCGGCCACAAACGACAAGCGACCAGAACAAGCAAAAGGCACTCAAACGCCACAAAAAAACCGGCGCACGGCCAAACCGCGTTGCCTTGAAAGAAATCTCAAAGAGCCTATTGACATAATTTTTTCGCCGTAAAGTTACCTTTAGCACAAGCCGCCTTGCACTTTTGCAGGGCGGTTTTTGTTTTTCTACCATTCCCCCCGCTGAATCGTTCAAAACGCCACGCGCAAACGGCCAAAAGTTACCTTTTGCAGGCCGCCCGCGAGACGCCGCCTTGCGACACGTCGAGTATTTTTGCGGGCATGGGAAAAAAATATTCGACACAAAACGCGGCAGCAAAACCCGCCGCTGAACTTCTTACGGATGCACAGGCCGCCGAGATTTTAACGGTTGAACCAAGGACGTTGAGGCTTTGGCGGAACACTCGCCAGCTTCCTTTTCTAAAAATCACTTCGAGGGTTATCAGGTATCGGCGCGCCGATCTGGAAGCCTGGCTGAACCGCACGCGCACCGTCATTTCGTAAAACTTGGACTTCTTTACATGGGTAGATGATGAAAAGTTTTTTACGATTCTCCAAGGCCAGTGGCTCGACAAAGAGGCGCGTTGAAAATTTTGTCCGCCGTGGCGAACGCGCTACGCGCCGCGCTCTGACATCCTCAAAACGCCGCGAGCTTTACAATCTTGAAAGGGTGGGAAGCGTTGAATGACACCCTACAATTTCCGCTTCCGTTGCTGGCTTATGGAAAAAACGCGAACGAACGGCTCGAAGCCTCGATCACCTACGCGACCATCGCCACCGGGATGCACCGGGTAAAAATTCTTTCGCCGTCACAAGTTGCGGAAGAATTGTCCGGCGTCGAACTTCCGAAACCCAACCGCGAAATCACCGCCGAGGAAATCAAGATCATGGCGCTTGGTTGCGCGTTTTGTGGCGTATGCGCTGCGGATAGCACCAGCGGCGCGCGTTGGCGTTTTGTGAGATTCAAAGCAGTAGAAGAATTTCTGCAATCATGGAAATCAAAAGGCCGGTCAATCCCGTGGACGCGCGTTCCGAAAGCGATGGTGTTTGAAGCCCGCGACGGCAACGCGAAAACCTACCAGCGATTCTCGGCGCTCTGCGCGGTCAATGCGGCCATCGGCTCGAAACCGTTTGCCATCGTCACGGCCAACCGCGTGCGTGCCGGGATGGGTGGTTACGCCAGCGGCAAGGTTTTGTTTGCCAAAGATGGAACAGTCACCCACGCCGGCGCGGTGACTCTATCCGAGCGCACGGATGGATGGACACCGCCAACGCGAAGCCAGGCCCGCACGCTGCTGGACAACCTTGTCAGGAGCGGATTGGCGCACAGGTTCAACGAATACCACGGTGGGTTGACCTACTACTCAAAAGACCTGTCGGCGGAAAAGATTGCCGAAACCCTGCTGCTTCGCGCCAATCGAAAAGCGTCAAATCCGAAACTGCAAAAGCTTTCGGAAGCCATCCGACAAGCCAAACAGGACGGCGTTCTATTAAGTGGCGAACTTTTGCCGCAGTCGCCACATAATACAGACTCGCCACATAATAGAGAAGTCGCCACCCAGTCGCCACCCGGTAGCCACCCAATCGCCACCCAGTCGCCACATAATGCTGCTTCTTATGCTTCTCTTAATGCTTCTTCAAATGCTTCTCTCAATGCGGGGGCGAGCGCTCTTTCTGAAAAAATGGAAGAAAAGCACTTTAATGCGCATGACGATTGGACACCCGAACAGCGAGCCGAAGCCTTCAGACAATTACGGGATGCAGTGAACGGAAAGCCATGAACACCCCGCCGGAAAACGTTTCGGAAGTCTCCTTTTACCGCGCCTTCAAGCAAGCAAGCTGGCGATTGCCGAAGAACCCTCTGATTCACCAATCAAAGCCATTTCCGTTTCCCGTCATGAAAACCGACCATGATCTTGAAAGTGCCTTGTGCGCGGCGCTGGACACGCTGCCCAAGTGCCGGAACGCCGCCGCGACCATCGGCCAGCGGCTCGGCGTCTCGGCGCGTGAGGCTGGCCTGCACAGCCACAGGACGCGCCGCCGGGTGTTCCATGATGGCCGCGGCCAGGTTGCCGCCGGCGAACTGGTGACACGCCTGCCAGCCAAAGGCGAAACAGTTCATTTCCTGATGGACGGAAATTTCCGGTTGTCTGATGTCATTCCGATAATCCAGCAACACATCGGCCAACCGTGCCGCCTGACAATTTGCACCCTTGGATTAAATAACGACACGACAGACCAGCTTGCCGCCATGCTGAAGGCCGGAACGCTGGCAGAATTGCGGCTCGCCTTTTCGTCCTATTTCAAAGCCAGTGACCCGGACACCGCCGTCTATGCCGTGCAAACGTTGACCAGACAAGGCGCGACCGTTGCCGTCGAGCGGTTGCACGCCAAGTTGCAGCTATATCAGCCAGCCAAAGGCCGGGCCCGCTACGTCCTCGAAACGTCCTCGAATCTCCGGTCCTGCCAATGCGTTGAAGTCGTCAGCGTGACCAACGACCCCGGCTTGTATCGCTGGCATGATCAGTGGCTGACCGGATTTTTTAACCGTAACTCCATCAAATTATGAGAAAGAAAAACACCACGACCCCACGACCGCCCGCGCCCGCCGCCGCCATGATTGACGCCGAAAAGTTGGCAGAACTGGCGAACCTGACAAAGCGGCGACTCTACCAACTCGCCGAGGAAGGCAAAATCCCCCCGGCAACGAATGGCCAGTTTCCATTACTCGCCACCCTCAAAGCGTTATTCAGTTTTTACCAACGGGATGGCGAGGAAATTCAAAAGGAGAAACTGAAAAAGTTGACCGCCGAACGGCAGCGACTTGAACTAAAACTGTCAAAGGAGCAAGGCAAGCTGATGGGAACCGCCGAAGGTTGCCGACAAGTCAGCGAGGCAATGGCCCTCATTTTCTCCGACATGGCGCGCGACGCGGCGGAATTGCCGCCAAACTTGGCAGGGAGAACGGCCGTAGATATTGGAATCATTCTTTCCGCCCGGATTGAAAAACACCGCAAGGAATGGGCGGATAAATTCGACGCCATCGGCCAATGAAAACCGCCGAAACAAAAACCGCAACGTGCCGCTGCTGTCAGGCGCGATACGAATACACCGAGGCCAACCGCCATTTGCTTTTGCCGTTTCTGTGCTGGAAATGCACCGACGCGGCCAATGCAAAATTTGAAAGCCAACCGCCCCGCCGCCGTGAACGGATATTTTTCACCAAGCTTTGAACGACGACCCCGACATCACGCCGGAAATGCCGCTCGCATTTGACGAGGCCGGGCATCCCGTCGCCGTGTCGCCGCCGGTTTATGAGACGCCGGACGAAACCCAGGACGACCAACCCGGCAAGATAACACTGGCCGACATTCCCGACTTGCTGCTTTGCGGCGCACAGGACGATCACGACACCGCCGGCCGCGCCGCCATGCTCGGCTATATCCTAAAATCTCAATTTGCTCCGCAATCCCTTGACGAACTCGGCTTGCGGCTCGGTATTTCAAAGCAGGCCGCGCACAAGCGGTTGACGACATTTCGGCGTAAATGCGCGGAAATACTCGCTTTTTAACGCCGCTAGGTTGACGGCGCGGCCATAGGTGTATGAATGAAACAATTTCAAATCTGGCGGCAGAGCTAAAAGCCGCGATCACCGGCACGAGGCCGACGCCCAAATTTCCAACGGAAAATTCGGCAAGAATCATCTGCGAGCTTGCACTTGACGAAATAAAAAAACTGGACGGCTTGCAAGACTACCTCGACGGCGAGGAAAAATGCGTGGCATTGCAGCATGACCTTAATTTCGTTCTCGTGCCTGGACTGGCTGACCGACTTTATCAGCAACAATTTGATTCTCATTCAAAACTCGCCAGCACCGGGAAAAGTTTGAGCGAAATTGATCGTGGCCGCGACCGCGAAAGCTGGGTGCAAGACGTGGCAAGTAGGAAGTCAGCAGCGGAGAACGCCTCACTCCAACTGTCCGGCAAGCTGCAACCCTTCCGGCGCAAAATTTCCGAAATTGCCGTGCAAACATTGAACGAGCACGCCGCCAAACTCATGCTCGCCGAATCCAAACTGGGCGCGGCCTATGGTTTGCAATACGACGAAAGCCCGGCTCTGAAAAAACTTCGCGCTCTGCAAAATTACATCACCCACACCGCCCCGGCCATCGTCACGAAACTCCTGAAATAAATTTATGGCAAATTCCTACACCACCACAATCGCAACAATGGTTACGACTCTTTGCCGCGAAGGGCAGCGCGTCGCGCAAAGCAAACTCGCCCCGCTGACGGCTTACGGCACGCTTCTACCGATTATCGGCGAACCGTTCCGAGCTGGCTTGGATTCGGTAGTCCCCCTTGTGACCGCCGCGCCCGCAACCCAGATTCTAGGCCGGACTGACGCCGCAATTTTTCAGGCCGACGGCACGGTGACGAATCCCGTTTCTTGCGCGCACAAACTTTTCCTTCAAACGATTAACGTGGAAAACGCCGCCTACCAATCCGGCAACCGCATTGCCTACGCCGCAAGTTTCGCGATGAATCAGCTTTGCAACGCAATCGTTGACTATGTTAAAGCGAACGTGACTTCTGCAACATTCGGCGCGGCGGTGGTGACGAAGGCCGCAGCAAGCTGGGGGCAAGGCGATTTTTCCGCGCTCGCCGCCAGCCTCGACGCCCCGCAGCGCGCCATTGTTTTCGACAAAGCCTATGCGATGCGGACGCCGACGACCTGGCTTCCGGCTTCCGGCAACTGCGCGGTTTATGAGTGCAACCGGTGGTCAACTGCCGGCACAAACATCACCGGATTTTGCTGCACTCCCCAAGCTTTCGTTTTCCGGCACGCAACACCCGACTCGACCGCCAGCCAGCGAAAGGTTGTATATGCAACCAGTTTGCAGTTGCCCCAACTGGGCGGAATCGAAATTGAAGTCAGCACTTGGTTTGCCCTCGACACGCGAACCCTTTGTGCGGCTTAAGCCGAGCCCGCCAGCAGCTGGTCGTAGCAGACGGGGCTCCGTGGATTTGGAACGTGGCACAAGACCGCTGGGCCGGGGCGGAGGAAGTGCTGGATTTTTATCATGCCAGTGAGCATATCTGGG